TTGAGTTTGGCTGAGTCGGCTCAATATTCATATTCGGTACTGAGCCTCTTTTTCAAACAATGCACATCAATGCACATGCGTTACTTTTCAGTGACTTAGAAAAATTGATTTACTGCTACTGCTCACCACAATGCACCTCCGTGAAATATCTATGTCCCATTGGTGCCCATGCATTTCAGATGCACGGTGTATCATCAAACACCTGGTTACCAGCATCATTGATAATGAACGTCACCACACCTTCAACAACAATCCCGTCATCTAAAAATTCATCACCGAAAGCAATGAAGTCATCTTTATCGATCAGCGACTCCAGCCCGCTCCGGACAATTGTCACCAGCCTGTAAACCTCATGCTTACCATCGATCTGGATAAGCAGTATGTGGCCGTCTACGGGTTTTATTGCACTATCAACAAGCAGCATTGTTCCTGAATTTATGTGCTCACCGTGGTAATGCTCAGCTGTAAATATGCGCACAGATGGACCACCGAAGGAGCACACCTTATTCAGGTCAATGCGAGACTCGACGTAATCACTCGCTGGACTTGGAAATCCCATACTCCCCTCCTCACATCACATAACCCATGTTCATCATGAAAAAACACTTATCGTCGCCGTGGTGATCCGAGTAATCACGAAAGCACGTTTGATAGCGCACTATCCAGTCGTTCGCCTCCTGCTTTGACCAGAAGTGATTGACCTTTGCCAGTTCCTGAACGAAACGAACCGTGGTGACTACATTCCCTCTCTTCGGAACTCGCGTAATACTGTTGCGAAAAGCGACATTGATGTCTGAATTTCTTGCCATATAGACCTCACGAAACACTGTTCATGCATACAGTATAATCATAAGGTTTTTTGATTGTGAAGTAAGGAAACGGGTGAATGTTTTATGCCGCTGATCGACAAGGAAAGATAGTTATGAGGCCGGTTCGCCGTTGATCCCGAGATTTGTTTCGACCGCTTTCAAACGCTTCAACAAAACCGCGATAAGTTCTGCCTGGTCTTCATTGCGTTTCTTTAATGCTTTAATAGCGGCACCAGAATATGCAGCTGATACCCCTAATGTGTTGAGCGATAATGTATCCTCTTTTGCGAAGAGCTCCCCTTCCTCGTCGATATAAAGCTGCGGGTTTTTAGTCAATGTGACTGCATCAGGACAATCTTTCTGGACGTCCTGCGCAATGAAACCAAAACCTTTAGCGCCCTTTGTTACCGAAATTACTTTTCCGGCTTCGTCGTATTCGCTCGGGACATCGCAGTAATCCCATGAGCAAGTCCGCCACGAGGTGAGAACTGACAGTGCTTTCTCAGGGTCTATCTCCTGCAAATTGTGCTTAACGTCAATGTCAGATACCGCCTGCCATCCTCCGGAGGATTGGCCTACCCCTGCATTGTTCATCGTGAAATCTGCAATAACGGCGGTGTTAGTGTTATTCACAATACGGAAACGGAAGCCGCCATCTCCGAGGCCCCGGTTATTAACAATGTCAGTCCCGCCCGATATGCCTGTTCCGTTCCATCCTACACACGAACCTTGAATGGCTGGGTTGCTTATTCCTTGAGTGTAAAACCCCGCAGGCCCCGCTGTAACTTGCGCTCCCACAGTTAAGTTTCCTGTCACCGATGCGTTACCTGTAAATGCTGGTGATGCTTTGGGCGCGAAGGGAGCCGCTGCGACAGTAGCTGCGCCGGTACCGCCATTTGCCACAGGAATGATGCTCTTGCCTGTGAAAATGGGCCACCAGTCGGACCAGTTAGGCGTCGCAGGAGTAAAATTACCCGTGAGGCCACGAACAAAAGCCTCACCCTGAAACGTGATATACATCTGCTGGCAACCATACGCAGATTTGGTCACGAATAATGTCCCGGCTTTCCCAATTGGATAGCCGTTCGCAATTATCGCGTTAGCATTGGCCGTCTGGTAATAAATATTAAAATCTGTGGTATTCCCGAGATTATTGGGGAAAATTGTCGATCCTAAATTCCCACCGTCTGCATACGCTTTCGCTATATCTGATGTCAGCTTGGAGAAGCTGGAAATGTTAACAACGGTATTATCCGGCGCGACAATAGCGATTGTGCCAGTACCGGTCATGATCTGCTGCCAGCCATCCATCTGGGACTGGTAGTAACCCAGCTGAGCTGCCAGGCGCTTGGAAAAGTCAGGCACGGAGTCCGTATAGAAGCTCATCACCGCATAAGCAGCGCCAGCCGCTACGGTTCCGGCAGATGTAGTTAGCGTCAGGTGGGTGGCATCTTCGACGCTGGCAATCTCATAGATTTTAACGGTACCTGATGCCGGAAGCAGAAAGGCTTGCCCCGGTCCGATGCCGAACTTGGCATCCAAAAAGTTTGTACCGGTGCCGGTAACCTTTGTTGCCGCTACTGCAACCGTGCCTGTTTTATACCAAGCCATTTTTACGTTACTCCAGATAATAAAAAACCCGCCGAAGCGGGTAATGCTGGTCACTTAAGGAAATGAGGCCCGTGAATTTGGGCCTTCGATGAAGAAAAATAGCGCTATAAGCCTGATTCCTTCATTATCCTTTGAAGCACAAAAATGAATTTGTATTCATAAAAATGCTTAAGTGACTGGCATTAGCCGAAGCGGGTCTGTTTAGGTTGGGTAATTTATTTTTCACACGTCGTCGATGTGAAGTTTGATCTGCTGACCCAGCGCCAGCCAAAAGGGTCTCCGGCTTTATATTGGGTCTGACTGGCTACCTTACGGACGCCATAAATTTGCACGGACGTTTCCTGTCCACCGATGAGCGCGGTACCGCTACAAACGGGTTGCTGCTTCTCAAGCACGCCTGAACATCCCGTAAGCACTCCCGCCAGTGCAATCACCAATAAAATCTTTGTCATTTTTATGTCCCTTCGATACTGGATATCGGGACGATAACAACGATGTTTGGAGAGGGATAATTGGTTAAACAGATCAATTACGTGAAATTGATCGTTCAAAACGATCGTTGAATTCAATCCATTGATTAATAAGAAGATACATCTATCACGTATATCAGATCGTTAGAATTCGCATACCCCACATTTTCAAGCTGATCACCGCCCGGGCTGGTTGTTTGAGAAGACGAAACGCGGGTGGTTGCTCCGTTGAAATAAGCATACGTCTGGATCGGAGACTGAAAGGGTCTGGTTGCTCCTCCAGAATGAATAACGCCGACCATGAGGCCCGTCATCTGCGGCATTACCGCGTAGTTACCGCCGAGCGTAGTATCAATGTTATATCCAAGATCAGCAGGGTTACCCGGCGTCCCAACTGCAACGGGCGGATTCATCACTTTGGTTTCATTGGTCAGTATGCACTGGCCCTGCGCGTTATTGATCGCTATTCCCCACGCTGGCTTCGGCTGAGGGATGACGATGCCAAATATATAGACGGTAACATTCCCAACACCTCCGCCGGCCAATGTTCCTACCGTAAGCGTGTACGCTCCACCGTTATTATCCAGCCGTCCATATACGCCGGTTACGTCAGATTTAAAGGCGACAACAAAGGGGCTAGATACTGATACGGCTAAGTTAATCACGCCGCCGCTTCCGCCAAAGTTGTACACATTCTTTGAAACCAGACTCATCGGCGTCGTATCTGGCGTAGAGAACGGTATCCCGAACTCATCGACCAACATTGCCCCATAATTAGCCATGTTATTGCTTCACTAAGTAGACGATCAGCCAGCCTTCTGCCGCCGTGAACGTCCCGGTTGAATAATCGGATCCGGCGTTTGAGAGGGACACGCCGGTCGTCGTCGTGGTGATTTTTCGCCGGGCCGATGAAAGCGCAGCCCCCATGACCGGAGACTGCATCACGGCCACCTTATAACCAGAGGGCACAGCATACGACCATGCCCCTGACACGGTATCAGCCCGCTAACAGCTCACTGGAAAACATGCGTGCCCGTCTCCGTGAAGGCCACACGCTGGAAGAACTGCAACTGGTTATCGAATACAAGCAGGTTCACTGGGGCGACTCTCCAAAAATGGCTGAATATCTGCGCCCGGCAACTCTGTTCCAGCCAGCCAAGTTTGAAGGCTACCTGCTCAGCGCGACCAAATGGGCGAAGAGCGGGCGTCCGGTATGTGTGAACGGAAAATGGACCGCTGAAGGTGGAGTAGAAGTTGATACGGCTGAGCGGGATGCGGCATACCGCCGGTTCATCAGCGGCGTTGCGGCGACTAAAGCACCGAGTGCATTGGAAAAAATGGTGTGTACAGAGGCCAGCAAAGCCAGCGTTCGCAGCATGCGCGCAGATTTCGCCATTACGACGTGGGCCAAGATTTGGAAAGAGTGCGCCCAGCGCCAGCAGGGAGTGAAAGCATGAGCTATCAACTGATTTATGCAGATCCGGCCTGGCAGTATTCCAACAAAGTAAGCAATGGCGCAGCGGGTGACCATTACAGCACTATGCCAACCGAAGAAATGAAGCGCCTGCCGGTTTGGTCAATTGCTGATGAAAACGCGATTCTTGCGATGTGGTACACCGGAAACTTCGCCTCAGAAGCGGTTGAGCTGGCGCAGGCCTGGGGCTTCAAGGTCAAAACCATGAAAGCTTTTACTTGGGTCAAGCTCTACGAGCAGGCGCGCGGACGTATAGAAAGGGCGCTGGCAGATCAGACCATGCTCGATTTTGAAGATTTTCTTGATGCGCTGAGCACCGAAACGGTGATGAACGGCGGCAATTACACCCGTGGCAATAGCGAAGATGTTCTGATCGCCACACGCGGCGCCGGGCTTGAACGCCTCAGCGCCAGCGTTAAGCAGGTCGTTTACAGCTGCCGTGGCGAACATAGCGAAAAGCCTGCCGAAGTTCGCTTCCGTCTTGAAGAGCTTTACGGTCAGGTTTCCCGCATCGAGCTTTTCAGTCGCGGTGAAGCTGCTGGCTGGCATCACTGGGGCAATGAAACCCCGTTCAACGATATCGAGCTGGTACCAGCGACCTTTACCACGATTCCGCCAGCGCGCAATTCTCGCGTGAAGGTTTTGGCAGGTCATTATCTGGCTGTTCCGGCTGGCGCGTTACAACATATCCAACAGCAAAATATTCCAGAAATTATTCCGGTACCGGAAACCAACAACCGCGTATGGCCAGCCGAAGTGAATCATCTCTTTGACCAGGTCGCCGAGTCTTCAAATCTCGACGCGCATTTGCAGAACAAACTTCGTCACCACATCAACCGCCTGAAAATGGACGGAATGCCGGTCGACCAGATCATTGATACCGCCGGCACACTTGCCCGCAAAATGGGAGCAACAGCGTGAAAGAAATCATCGTAGACAATTTTGCAGGCGGCGGCGGTGCGAGTACCGGTATTGAAATGGCAACGGGTCGCAGCGTGGATATCGCGATCAATCATGACGAGAACGCCATTGCTATGCACAGCACCAATCACCCTGAAACTCTTCACTATTGCGAATCAGTGTTTGATGTTGACCCTATCGCGGCAACCGCTGGGCGTCCTGTCGGTCTGGCATGGTTCAGCCCGGATTGCCGTCCGCCACCACTGGCTGGGCTATTCGCGTCCGGCGTATCACCGCTGATTCGACCTCTACCAAACTGATTAACGCCTTCAAGGTATTTTCCTTTGCCGAAGTGATCGACAGCAAGCTGCGCTATCCGAACACGGCGCTGCTTTATATCGAGCTCGACTCCAGCCAGTTTAACGGGAGCGTGCCAAAAACCACCTGCAAGCCTAAGGGCAAACTGATCCGGGTGCCTTCAACCTATAACCCGGATACAAGAACGTACAGCGGGACCTGGGCAGGGGATTTTAAAATTGCCTACAGTAACAACCCTGCGTGGATTTTTTACGACCTGGTGCTCGATGAGATTTATGGCATGGGCGGCCGGGTTGACGCGACCATGATCGATAAATGGGAGCTTTACAGCATTGCGCAGTATTGCGACGAACCGGTTTCCAACGGGGTCGGAGGTACCGAGCCGCGTTTTACTTGTAACGTTTTCATCCAGAGCCAGCAGGATGCTTACACGGTACTCCGGGATCTGGCGGCTGTCTTTCGTGGCATTACCTTCTGGGGTAATGATCAGATATTCGTGCGGGCCGATGTGCCGCAGGATGACGTAGATTTTACTTATCACAGCGCGAACGTAGTCGACGGCCTTTTTACCTACGCTGGCGGCTCCTATAAAAACCGGTTTTCCTCCTGTCTGGTCAGTTGGTCTGATCCGGGAAATCACTTTTCTGACACCCCTGAAAGCGTCTATGAGCCTGATCTGGTTGAGCGATACAACTGGAATGAAACCCAACTTATGGCAATTGGTTGCACGTCGCAGAGTGAGGCACACCGCCGCGGGCGTTGGGTGCTCTTATCCAATGCCAAAGACGGCACGGTTTCTTTTGGTGTCGGTCTCGATGGCTATATCCCGATGCCGGCGGAGATCATTGGCATTGCTGACCCTTTCAGGGCAGGGAAAGCCAACGGCGGCCGCATCAGTGCGGTGAACGGCAGAAATGTCACCCTTGACCGTGTCGCAGATTACGGCATCGGCGATCGTCTTGTGGTGAATCTGCCAGACGGAACCGCGCAGACACGGACAATCAGTGCCGTGAGCGCCGATAAGAAAACGTACACCGTGGCCATGGCATATCGCATGACACCGGTCGCTGGCGCAGTGTGGGCCATCGACAGCGATAACCTGGCTATTCAGTATTATCGCATCACCTCAATTTCCTCTAATGATGACGGTACCTTTACGGTGGCCGGCGTACAGCATGACCCGAATAAGTACCGGTACATCGATGACGGCGTGAAAGTAGATGCAGCACCGATTACTGTCACGCCAACCAACGTGATGAAAGCACCGGCCAATATCCTGATCACCGAAGTTGACCACATTGCGCAGGGCCTCACGGTGGCATCGCTTCAGGCATCCTGGAATAAAGTGGAGGGTGCGATAAATTACACTGCGCAATGGCGTAAAGACAACGGCGACTGGGTAAACGTTGGCAAGACCAGCGCGCAGGGTTTTACCATTCAGGGGATATATGCCGGTGTTTACGACGTCCGCGTCCGTGCGATTAATGCGGTCGATGTGTCATCACCATGGGGGTATGCAGAATCAACCACGCTGAATGGCAAGGTGGGTAAGCCGGGGATGCCGACCAACCTGCTCGCCAGCGATAATATCGTATGGAATATCAACGTAACCTGGGCGTTCCCCGCGGGCAGTGGCGACACGGCTTACACAGAGTTGCAACAGTCAACCACTGACGACCATCAAAACCCGACTTTACTGGTCACCGTCCCTTACCCCGGAGCCTCCTATCAACATGGTCCGATGCCAGCAGGTGTGCGCCGCTGGTACCGCGCCCGACTGGTTGACAGAATTGGCAATGTTGGTGACTGGACCGATTTTGTCATGGGAACCTCATCGGTCGATGTTTCTGAAATTCTCGGTGATATTGCTGAAGAAGTCCTTAATTCTGACTTGGGTAAGCAACTAGTCGCAAGAGTTGACTCAGTTGAAGAATCGGTTAGTGAACTGAATGACTCTGTTGCCGCCGCCGAGAAATCTATCACAGATACCAACGACCATATCAACCAGGTAAATACTGACCTGCAGGGAAAGGTCGATGCCATAACCGACGGTAGCACTTCTTCAATCGCTCAGGTTGTATCTCAGGTCACCATCCTTCAGCAGAATGATGTTAATCAGGCCCAGCAGATCACTGCGGTAACCACCACTGCGAACGGTAATAAAACGGCAATTGCCACCGAAACTACCGCACGCGCAACGGCTGATACTGCGCTGGGCGCCCGGATCGATATAACGAATGCTCAGGTCGGTGAGAATAAAACTGCTATCACGACGGAGACCACAGCCCGTGCAACAGCGGATACCGCGCTGGGTACTCGCATTGATAATCTGACAACAACTGTCGGAAACAATACGACTGCAATCACCAGTGAAACAACGGCGCGCGCAACAGCTGATACGGCGCTGGGTACCCGTATTGATAACCTGACAACTACTGTCGGCAATAACACTACGGCCATCACGTCTGAAGCAACGGCGCGATCCACTGCGGATACCGCACTGGGAACAAGGATTGATAGCGTCAAAACGACAACTGATGGGAATGCAGCATCTATCGGATCATTGCAAACAGCACAGACGACCACTGAACAGGCCCTGGCAAATCTTACCAGCGTAACAGAAGCCTCTTTTGACAGTTTCGCTATTGCCGCCATTGAGAACGCGCTCTCTAACGATAAAGACGCGGCCGGACAACGGGTAGCGTCCGGTTTAATTAGGGCAAGGGTAACCGCCACCGAGACAGCGCAGGCTAATGCAAATAGTGCTTTTGCGGAATATCAGCAAACTGTAGAAGCTCAATTCAACGAAACCAACGCTGTGGTTCAGACAACAGCGAGCGCGATGGCCGACCTTGAAGGCAATGTCTCAGCCCAGTACAGCATCAAATTGGGGGTAACCAGCAACGGCCAGTATTACGCAGCGGGTATGGGGATTGGGCTGGAGAACACACCTGAAGGCATGCAGTCTACGGTGGCCTTTCTGGCGAATAACTTTGTGGTGATGTCAGACGTCAACGGCACGCCGAAAGCATTCTTCGCTATCCGCAGCGGACAGACGTTCATTGATGAGGGCTTCATTCAGGACGGAACAATTACCAACGCCAAGATCGGCAACTTCATTCAGTCCACGAACTACGTGGCTAACGTCTCCGGCTGGAGGCTGGATAAAGGCGGCACCTTTGTTAACTACGGCACGGGGAGCGGCGGCAAGATGAAAACCACCAACACAACGATCAGCGTTGCTGATGGCAATGGCGTGCTGCGCGTGCAGATCGGGGAACTGACGGGGGTATTCTGATTGGCGAACTTTGGTATTCAAACGTGGAGTGCTTCGGGAACCCCCAATAACACGGGGCTGGTCAGGATCCTGATACTGGGCTCTATTTATCTTTCAAAAGACCAGGTGACCGTGAACTGTCTGATGTCGCTGGCACCTCTGATGCTGTAGATGTCCTGTGCCTGTGTCTGGACATCGCCGATCAGGACGGCATCGGCGAGGAAGAAGAAGTCACTCTGAAGAAAATCGCTCAGTCCCTGCAACTGTCTTTAGACCAGTACTTATGATCGGCAAACTCCGTCTGGTCGGTGCTGGCCTGATCTTGTTTCTGGTCGTCGCTGTGGACTTCACCAGCCGCATTATGTCAACCGTCGCCGATGGTTTTCTGGTTGTGGCTCTACTGGTGGTTATCTGGCCGGTGATTAGTAAGAAGTCCTGAGTTTTATAGTGCGGGTTTCGGCCCGCATCAATGGTTCACAAAGTGCATTGTGAAACTGAGGAAATGCAAATGGCTGAAAGTCGTATGACCAACGTCCCGGAGTTTCTCTCCGAACTGGACGCCGGTATTTTCGAAAACAAAATTGCCGCAGCGCTGAATACTGCCGCTCTGGGTGTTCTGAATAACGGCGGTAAAGGCAAAGTGACCATCGAGATTGATGTTTCCCGGATCAGTAATTCGATGGAAGAAAAACGCGTGATGCTGGCTCACAAATTGAAGTTCTCAGCTCCTACGCCTCGCGGGAAAACGTCTGAGGAAGACACCACCGAAACCCCAATGTATGTGGGCAAAGGCGGCAAGCTGACCATCATGCAGGAAGATCAGGGCCAGTTGTTCACCATCGGCGGCGATCCTGACGGCAAGCTCCGCGACGCGCGATAAACATCGTTTAACCTCTCCGATAAAAGGAAATTGTTATGTCTCAAGTTTTAGACGCATCAGCAATCAAAGAAGTCCGGGATATGTCCCTTTCTAATCTGCTGGAAGAACGCCTGTCTTCAGCTGACTGCCCTGCTGTTGCCTTGCCAGAATCAGTACGCATTCATTCGCTGGAAAACCTGCAGGATGGCCGGTTCCGGTTCCGCGGGAAAATGGAAACAGCCAGCATTCAGGATTTCTCCCGCTACTGCAAAGATTATGCAGGAGAAGGCGTCCGCAGCTTCATCAATGCTGACAACATGGCGGCGGTTACCGTGTTTAACCTCGGCACGCTGGCTGCACCAGGTCACGCAGATAACATCGCAGTTTTGAAACTGAAACGCACTGCGCCATTCCAGGCTTTGCTGAACATCAATGGCGATAAAAACTCACAGAAGGACCTGGCCGAGTGGCTCGAAGACTGGTCTGAATTCCTGATGGCTTTCACCGCTGACGGCGAAGTGCTGGACATCAAGAAAGCGATCGGCGGCGTCCGTAAAATCACCATCGAAGCATCCAGTTCTGCGGATCATGAAGACAGTGATTTCGGTGCCAAACGGTCAGTAATGGAAAGCGTGGAAGCGAAAAGCAAAGAAGTCATGCCAGCGGCTTTTGAATTTAAGTGCGTGCCGTATGAAGGTCTGGGTGATCGCCGCTTCCGCCTTCGCTACAGCGTCTTGACCGGCGGCAATGCTCCGGTGCTGGTTCTGCGTATTGTCCAGCTTGAAACCGAAGAAGAGCATATGGCGACCGAGTTCCGCGAACTGCTGGAAGCCAACTTCACCGACGTTGAAGTCGAAACATTCATCGGTGAGTTCAAAGCCTGATAGCGCGGCCTTAAATGCCCTGACCCACCGGGGCATTTAGTGAATCGTTATTACTGAAATTTAATTGCCATCACTGGCAAGGGATTCGCTCACGCCGAAATCTGGAAATTACTTATTTAGGAATGCAGCCATGAAACTTATTCAACCGGTCACACCAGAACGCAATGCCGATAACTTGGGATATTGGACTCACCCTGATTTCTTCGAACCGGCCAACGGTAACGAATACCCAGCGCCAGGCGAATTTGAAGCGTGGGCAAAAGCTCAGGGTGTCGAGGTTTATACCCTGTCACTTGATGCCGATCCAGCAGCTGACGATATTCAGGCCGCCTATGAAGTAGGCGAAGCTGATGTTTCTGCTTGGAACCCTACTCCGCCAATCGGTGAAGGCTGGTTCCTTGCCTCAATTCACGATACCGAGGACGGCCCTTATAGCGTTTGGTTCCGCCGCAATACTGAAGAACAAGCCGAAATTGCGCGCCTTAAAACCGACTTTTTGGAAAAGCACCAGGTGGCGATCACCGCCGCTTATGAATATTTCAAAGCCTGCCCTGTGGGTAATGAACGCACTATCGCACACCAGATTTATCAGGTACTGCGCACGGCTACGAGGGTGGGCTGAAATGAAAGTTTATATTGCCGGGCCAATGACAGGCCTGCCACATTTCAACCGCCCTGCTTTCAAACGGGCAGCTATAAACCTGTCATTTGAAAAGCATGTGCCACTGAATCCGGCGATCCTGCCGGATGGTCTGACGGAAGCTGATTACATGGCTATCGGTCTGACAATGCTGCAGCGCGCCGAAGCAATATACCTGCTGACCGGCTGGCAATTCAGCGCAGGCGCCAGAGCAGAACATGCGCTGGCCTTAAAGTTGGGTTTGGAAGTAATCGAACAGAGGGAAAGAAGCCATGACTGAGACAACCCGTTCACATTTCGTCAGGCGGTTTTGCGTGAAAAGAATGCTGAATCTGTGGTTTGTTCCGGTTGAGTTTGCGCCAGCAGTGCCACCGGGGGAGAAAATGCTCTGGTGGCGAGCTGGGAGATATTACGGCCGATTTCGGGTCAGTCAGTAAACCGGTGTGCAGCCGGATAACAATGTGTGGGGGTTCGCATGATCAGTTTGGACTGTATCCCAGTCAGTGCCTATTGCAGCACTACCGGGGAAACCATTGAAGCCATCAACAAGCGTATTCAGCGCGGCGTCTGGAAGGAAGGTGTTCAGGTGTTAAAAGTTGACGGCGTAAAAGAACGTTGGATTGATCTTGCGGAGGTAACAAAGTGGGCGAGAGGGAACCGGCAAAACTGCCAAGAGGCGTGACATTACGCAGTCACAAATCAGGCCAAACCATCAATATCACATTCACATATAAAGGGGTGAAATGCCGCGAGCCCCTTTCTAATATCGATGTGAACCCAAAAAATATTAAATATGCCGAAAGGCTTCTGGGAGAGATTTACAATAAAATTGAGCGTGGCATTTTTAATTACGCAGATCAGTTCCCGAAATCCACGAGGTTAAAACTTTTTGGAAATAACCAGAGTTCTAAATCTGTAAAAGACTATATGGACGAATATATAACTCTTTGCGAATTAAGGGGGCTCGCTCCATCAACTATCACCGGTTATAAAAAATGCCGGTCCGCGCTAAAGGGCATGCACAAAATGCAGGTCTCTGACATAACCACCGCGATAGTGAAAAGCTGGATCAAGAACCAGACCACAACACTAAAAACTACGCGGAACCGGCTGTCGTTCCTCGGGCTTTCGATAGACGAGGCTGTCACAGATGGTTACCTGGCTACAAACCCGGTCTCTCTGGTGTCAGCATCGCGTTATAAAAACGATACAGAAACAGCCGAGAGTGAATACATTGTTGACCCATTCGAGCCAGCTGAAGTGACGGCCATACTCTCTGCAGCAAGATCACCACAGGAAGAAAACTTGTTCCGTTTTGCATTCAGATCAGGGCTTCGCAGTTCAGAACTGTGCGCGCTACGATGGGATTACATCGACTTTGTAGGCGCAACGGCACACATACAGACGGCCAGTGTTGAGGGTGTGACGAAAGGAACGAAAACGCGGGCGGGTAAAAGGAAAGTGGAACTGGACGGTGAAGCGCTGCGCGCTCTGAAAGAGCAAAAGCCATTTTCCTTTATGCACAGCGAGTTTGTTTTTCTGGATCCGAAAACGGGGGAACCTTGGGCTGGTGCCGATGCAATCAGGAAGAAAGCCTGGTTACCGGCGCTGAAGAAAGCTGGCGTCCGGTACCGCAATCCCTATCAGACCCGCCACACGTTCGCGACCATGCATATCAGCATGAACGCAAACCTGTTTTGGCTGGCCGGACAGATGGGGCATAAGGGGCCAGAAATGCTGTTCAGACATTATGGTGGGTATCTTAAGGAGTATGATACCCAGATTTCTCACAAAGGAAATGAAAAAGTTTAGCAGTTTCCCCCTTTCGCATATGCATAGGGGGAAAGTTAAATTAATGTATTTTGCACAGGACGATTATACATTCCATAATGATGAGAAAGAACTTTCAAGAAATTCTCTTGCGAACTCAGAGCCTCATCTAAGACTTCTCTAAACTTGAGGCTAACATATAAAGCGGCGGATCTAGCTTGGCAGTTTATTGATTTTTCAGGGTTAAATTCTATATCTGTGAACCCAGCAAAAGACACAAGTTGATTTGCAAGAATTTCATTTTGCCTTAGCGCGCTCATATATATCCAGTCGTAAAAAGCAGTTCTTGGCTTCAAATCCCATACCGTGTCATAAAATTTAAAATTAATTAAAGCCCCAGACTCTTTAAGCCTCATATCTCTTTTTGCTGCTAAAGAATCCATACCGAGTAAATCAACATACGGACCACCCATCTCAAAAACTTTACTTGCCTGAAAAGCTGTTTCGACTGTAAAATTTTTTTTCAATTTTTTTGTTTCTATCTTCAAATTAAAAGCACTTAAGGCTATTCCTAATGGGTCTTCGGATTTACTAGATATTTCTAATATCTTTCCACAGCCTTCATTTTTCGCCGATTCGTGAAGTGAACGAACGGATTTTTGCTTTTGAGTTTTTGACATGCCTGGATACCACTGGAACTCGATGTCCTTTGTGACCGAAAAATCAGGTCCTTCAAAAATAGGAATAAACACCGGTCTAGTAGCCATAATTTACCTTAAAAAATAATCTCTTTGAGAAAACAATGTAGCACCCGAGCCTGTAATAGTAGCATAATATTGATGTTTTATGTTTTGTCCTAAGTCGCAGTGATCATCAGCACTTTTTTTATTTGTATAGAAAACACTATTTATGTAGGAAACATCAATATCACTGAAGACTAGCACCTCAGCCTGAACATCGGTTGTATGGCGGGGTTTTAAATTATTGCTTTCTCGGGTGTTGGGCTCAGGGGTCTCGTAGAACATATCTTTAAAAGCCTCTAGACCTGTGAGAGTGGCAGGATCTAAAGAGCTTACGCTCGCAGAAGCAGCATTGCATTTGTAAAATGAGCAGTTTTTTTCCCATAAAATTCGTGGATCTAAGGATAATATCACCCAGTCTCCAGGTCGATTCATACGACATTTGTAAAACATTTTAGAATTTGGGAAACTAATCGATAGACATGTAGCGTCTAAGTGACCATCAAGCCTGACGTCATCATTGAATTTAGCAGGAGGTTCAGTTAAGGAGTCCCTCGTAAGAATTCCATTATCCAAAATAAATGGTAAGTTATCAATATGAGTAAAATGAAAGACTCTAGTTATACCTCTTCTCTCAACTTCTTGCTGTATAGTCATTTCGATATCCAAAATTTAAATTATTTTGTTATGAATTACTTCTACAAAACAATCTAGAATGAATCAAGTTGTTACTTTTTGATATTGATCAACACAACCCGATTATCACTCCCTTTTACTCCCTCAATAAACTTAATTAACATAGAAAATAGAAAGCGCCCCAGAGGGCGCTTAGAGATTAGCAGCGGACCAAGAACGCCCACGCTTCATAACCGTAATCATGCGCATCAAGAACTTTACCTGACTTCCCACGCACTTTCCGATATCGGCAAAAAATCCACCGAAACCCTTTAGGGGCCGCTTTCGAAACTACTGATTTGAGACTCACTCATTAAACACCTCCTTAACCAGAGAGATTTTTGCCTTGAACAATCTCTCCGAAGGTGTTAGTTTCGGGATGCGATTGAGAAGTTCAGGGTGATGACGCTCTTGGTTTCGTCACCTAAATAAGCCTCTTGTCTGGTTGGCGCCAGCAAGAGGCTTTATATTTTGTTTAACTCTTTCAATTGGTAACCTGCTGCTTCAACAGAGATCCCGCAAGCTTCGGACAGTTCCAAAGCACTCATAATCTTCAAGCTGGCCGCATGTGTTGCCGGCACCATTAACTCCCCAGCGAAACACTTTGCTTGCCACTCACTACTTTCAAAAGGCTTTATCTTAAGCTCAGGTTGAGAGCGAGCAAACGCAATGTTTTTATGAAGGAGTAAATGCCCTAATTCATGAGCTACAGTCATCCTGTCCCGCCCATTACCAGCTATTGCCCCTTCATAGACATCTTCTCGGAGTATAATAAGATGCTCACCTGGATAAGTGATTCCATGAGTTCCAGGCATTCGTCCCACTTCTTCTATGTGCAGCTCGAAATTCGGCATGCTCAATGGTAATACCATCTCCATAAATTTCATTATGGGAAAATGGATACTCCGAATACCCGCTATAGAACGCAAGGAGCGAGTAAGGTCCCGAATATTTTTGCGGCTTTGTATTGGAACTCGATAATCTTGACCGCTCAC